ATTCTTTGCAGGATCGTATGTACATTGGCTGCCTTCCAGCAAAGCCTTACGTGCAATCAGTCCATTAAAATAATTGTTCACAGTCTGACGTACCAGGTCAATATAAGCCTGGATAATTGGCTTGTCAATATATGGCAACATTGCCAGTTCTATTGATTCGTCTACAATATCCTTTGTTCGTTGTCCACATTCGAAAGTCAATGCTCCGGTTTCAGTTGGAAACGAAGAGTTACGGTTTCCCCACAACCTGAAATCAGCACCATAGTTATTAAATACGGTTGTGATTCCGGAAGCATTTAATAAGTTTGTTTCTGTTGTCGGATCATTAATAGCCGCTGTCAGTTCCGTTTCAAGCCCTGTAATTCCGTCAATGGTATTATTCGAACTACTTACCCAGAATCCGCCACCTGCCGTTTCACTTGTTGCATCTACCTTAACACGCAATGCGGCTGCATAAGTGGAAAGTGGAACTACTGTACCGGTACTGTTTTTAAGTCCCGGATAATAAAGCATGGCACGTGTTGAAGAAGCTGCCCAAAGTCCCGCTGGAATACGTAAGGCTATTGCTCCACTGACAGTAGTTCCTGTTGGAGCGTCCATATAAGCACAACCCCTGAACTGATTTGCTGAAGCTGTCAATGCATTTGCAACACCTGCCAATGCTGTAAAATGAGGTGCAATAAACACCTTGGCATTAAATCCGAACTGACTGAATGCAGTTTCAAAACATTTAAGCCCTGTACGAACTCCATCAGTTACTGAACCTGTAAAATCAGCATCTACCGGTGCAGGTGTTCCGGTACCAACCGAAACTACTAACACTGTTGCACCTGTTTTCTTTGTGATAGACCGGATTATGGCCAATGCTTCCGGAATAGTACCCAACAAACCAAACTGAGTGTCGTCCTTTTCAGTAGCACACAATATCAGTTTATCAGTATCTCCGGTTGCAGCCGTTCCAATCAATCCTATAACAGCAGTCTTCACCGTGTTTACAAGTGCTATTTGTGGTGAGGTAATTGTTTCAACCCCATGTAAAAAAGTATCACTCATTTTATTTTTTGGATTTTTGTTTAATAACATATCCCTTTTTTACAAGGGATTTTACATAACTTGTGTCTGGCAGTTCTATCGTTTCACCTTTATCGAAAATATAATCTTTTCCATTATCGGTAAACGATATAATACCATGTTGATTCGTGTACTTATCCATTGGTATCAATTTTTTTGAAAGTTGGGACAACCGGTTCAGGTAAATTCTCAATGGCTTTAATTGAGGTTGAAAAACTGATCATATAATTCCAGTCATTTTGGGTACCTGAATCAATATATCCGTTTTTTATCAACCTTATTTTTGTGAATCCACGAAATTTATACCCTAATAACTTCGTTTTAATATCACTGATAATGGCAAAAATACCTGAAGGTCCTTTTCTGGTTTTACTTCGTAATAGGATTTCAAAATTGACAGTTTCATTCTGGATAATAATGTCTGTACTTTCCGGACTATCATAATCAGAATTCGTACAAATAACATAAACTGCCGGCTTAGTAAAATTCTTTTGATATTCCGCCTCATTGTCCGGCAAAGGCTTTGCCAGGTAAATGGTATTTAAATCAGTTATTTTTCCGTCCGTATCTACCAATTTAGGACATAGTAAATCGGAAATATCAATCTCCAGTTGTTCGTAGTTAATCATTGTTTAATTCGGCATATGCAATATAAGTCTGTCCGTCAAATTTGGTATGAACTTCTTTTATTACGAGATTGTAACCCTTTATAGTAATATGTTGTACGTTTCCATTATCAACCAACGTTTTTAAATTAGTAAATTGATTAATAGAGTATTCAAACCAGTATTTAAATGGTCTGTATTCGTACCTGTCACTACTTCCAATTGAAACAGGTTCCGTTGGACAATTGAAAAGTACCTTCTCAGTTTGCGCAACAGTTGAATCCGACGGTGTCCAAACAGCAGTATCTCCGAACACCGATTGTGTGCCCGAAAATACTATCTGTTGAATGTCGTCAAATACGCTCATTACACGTTTTCGTTAATACTGATTTGAACAGTAGAATCACCACCTGCAGCATCTGTATAAGCCCAACCTACCAATGTGTTATCGGTTACAGTTGTGGTTACATTCTTTGCAGTTTCGTCGAGATATACTTTGGCACCGATAGTAATGGCCTCAGCTGCTTTTGGAACTTCAAAAACACCTTCTGTCATGGAGACGTAGGTTTCACCTTCTAAAGCATCGGTCATAGCTACAGCTACCTTTGCTCCAATTATATGCAAATCACCAGACTTTACACCTCCTGCAGGAGCTATATTCTGAATTCGATCGCCTTCGCAAATGTAATTTTTCATTCTTTTATTTTTTTATGTGAGCGGATGAAAATCCGCTCACTGTTTTATTTTTTCTTATCTGTGTAAATCCTTATTTAATCTGAGTAAATCAGTCTACAGATTATTGACCGGCATTCTTATACCAACCACGATAATCAATAGCTGCAACACCAAACTCAGCTGCAACAGCGAATTTAATACCCTGAGTATTGAAATTATCTTCACGATTAGCACGTAAACCACCGTTACCACTTAAATAAGCGTGATATAAACCGTCAATGGCAGCTGGATCAGCAGCAAGGAACCAAGCGTTACCACTCAACCGGTGTTCAACAATCAACATAATGTTCATGGTTGAGAATACGTTGACATTGCTGGATTGCGTTGGAGCAACAGTTGCCAGTAATTTACGGGCTACGATTTCATTTTCAGGCGCAACAACCAAATGTTTTGGAACAATACGTAATGTTTTGCCCGTAATACCAGTTTGTTTTTTCAATGCAAGAATAGCAGCAGTTAATGAAGCTTCGCTCAATGCAGTTCCGGCTCCGGAAAGATTGGCATGGTCTGCATGAAATAATGTTTTGTTATCATCCATTTTTACATTGGCTGTTAACATACCCCATACCATATCTCCACGCAATAAATCCCAGTCCGTTACAAACTTCTGTGGAATACGTTCGAATGCTGACATATCGTCATTGATAATCATTTTACGGGTTAAAATCAGACCTTCAGCAAATGTTTCAACAGCGATAGTTTGTTTCGCTTCCTTCATGCTACCGTATTTGATTTCGTCACCTTCAGGTAGTTTCTTCATTCCATTGGAAGAATCAATCTGATACATGGCTTTTGCCTTGAAATCATTCACTGAAGTTTCACGCGAAATCATTCCCCAGTATTCTTCTGCAAGTTGGTAATCTGCACGAAGCGATTTGTTTAACACGTTTTCAAGGATCAATGGAAAATCGGACGTTGTCATATCGCGTTGTTGACCCATTATGATCAATTGAGCAACTTCTTGTTTATCCTTTCCGCGGACATTAACACCTTGTGCAACGAGAATCTCTTTACCAATTTCCAGCAAACTCATTCCACGGAATTCGTTTCCGTCTTCAAGTTTAAAAATAGAAGGATTGGAACGGTGCAACATGGCATTCTCAATACCACGTACTTTCTTTTCAACGCCGGTTTCACCTAAATGTGGTGCAGGTTTTGGATCTCTTTTTACAAAATCATCAATAACAGATTGACGTATTTCTTCAACTGTATTTTCTCCATTGAAAAAATCAATGGCCCTGGAATCTTCCATTCCGGCAGCTCGTGTACTTTTCAGAATAGAGTCTAAACGGATCCTTCGATCTGCTGTTGCCTGGCTTCTGATTTCTTCGATATTCACAACGTTTGCAGGTGTTTTGGCCGGATTCTCCGAACGGATTGCGTCAAGTGTCTTTTCAGTGCTGAAAAGCTCCATGGCGCGAGCATCGTCCAATTGTGCCGAACGGCAAATGCCTACAATAGCTTCGATACGGCTTTTATCTTCAGCAGTACCACCGGCTCTGATTTCTTCAATGGTTTTAAACATGTTTGTTTCGTTTTTTAAATTATTTTCAATGAAAAAAGTATTTTGATTGTTATCATTACTCCTCATGGTGGAGTTTATATCTGCCGGTATAGGCGCAATGGCCACATGATTTGGTTCCCAATCAGTCATTTTGTAAGTCACTGTATTGGTAACTGTATCTTCTTCCCGGATTCCTTTATAAATGGAATAACCAACAGAGAATGTGTCAAGAATTCCACTTACTAAATCTGCACGTGTAGCTTCACTACATTGAGCTCCAAGTGTGACAGTTCCTACCATGGATTTATTTTCAAATCTCACATTTGAAATTTTACCCATTACGTTTTCAGGCTTTACGGCTGGGTTAAATCTATCCGGATGACTGTCAAGAAGTGATATACCTGCATCAACACGTCCCATACGGACATTTTTCTTATCACAAAGCAAAACTTCAGAATAGTTTTCGTCCCAATTACACCGGAGTACCGGAGTTTCAGTGGCAAACGTGATATCAAATGTTCCGGCTTCAGTATTAAAGCTGTTTTGTACTACCTGAGCTTGTGCCCTGTATTGTACTCCGATTAATAATTGCTTTGCTTTTGGCATTTTAATTTCTTAATTATTTTAAAATGGTATTAAACATTCTCGTTGACCTTTGCTTCAACAGGTGCCATTACGACACTTGTAAAGTTTATTCCGGCATCAGCCATTTTCTTTCTTTCCAGTTTCACTTCTTCTAAAAATTCATCCGGATCACGTCCGTCTTCTCTGACGATTTCACTCCAGGTAGTTATACCTGCTGATATTTGCGCTATTCGTGCATTTGTTTCTTTTACCGGATCCAGTTGCTGAACTCTTGGAGCTGTCCAGTCACTTGCATCACAATCAACATATACCCCTGTCAAACCAACCATAACAAGTGAGTCCATAAACCACCGCCAAATCGGAACGCAAACCTGCGGAACCATTAAGTTATACTGAAGCTTTCTGAAACGTCCGCTAACGTCTATCTTTGCCATTCGTCCACTTGTGAAATTAACGTTGCTGTAATCCATTGTCAGCATTTCATAAGTGATCTCGTATCCGGCTGCAATACCCTGCAAAATCTTTTTTGAATATTCACCGTAACCGTCCGCTGGAGGTGGACTTGAAAATGTAATATCTTCTTCTTGTTGCAGGTAT